GCTTGGCGGCGGTGTGTCTGGCTTTGTAATGAAAATGATTGCCGCGCAAGCTGAAGCACAAACTCGTAACTTCGAGATGCTTCTTCAAAAGCAAGCCGCAGCTGATGAATCTGCCGATAAAGCACAAGCTCGAGGCGGTGTCTGGATTAGACGTATCTTTGTCTTCTTCATCCTATTCGCTGTTATTGTGGCTCCCTTCCTCCTTGCCTTAACATCAACACCTATAACGGTGGAGAAAGAGGGTCTAGGAGGTTTCTTTAAACTACTTGGATTGGGGAATGGTAGCTGGGAATCCCTTCAAGGGTTCGTTCTCTTACCTGAAGTCCGTCAAGCAATGCTTGCTATCGTAGGCTTCTACTTCGGGTCTTCTCAGGTTCGTTAAATTGACCTATAAAATAGCAGTCCTGTTGTTGCTTATTACTGGGTGCTGTCCAGCATCCCCTTCAATAACACTTAAAGACTTTGTTAAGCTTATCCCTCAGTGGGAAGTCTACCCTGATAGTCCCTACGATGTAGTAGGAGATAACGGGGCTGCTTATGGTCACTACCAAATCCACAAGGTAATGGTAGATGATTACAACCGTATAACAGGCTCTAAAGCCACTCATACGGACGCCTTTGACCCTGTGTTCAGTGAGCACCTCGCCTATGCTGTTTTGAGCCACTACGCGAAGCACATTGCATCTACTGGTGTTACACCTACGGCTGACCACCTGCTGTTTATATGGAACGGTGGGGGCGGAGCGTGGAAACGTGTAGAAAGCGCCCGTAATGACCAGAAGCAAATCAATCTCAATACCTACAGAAGTAGGGCAACCCCAATAATAATAAAATATATTAATGGAAATGCTAACTTATGAGCCTATACAAAAACATAAATCGTCGCCGTGCACTCGGCATCTCTCGTAGTCCAAAGAAGTCTACGATTAGTGATAAATCCTATTCAAATATGAAGAAGGGCTTTCCTAAAAAGAAGAAATAAACTTTTCGTTCCCATCCGCAAGAAGTAACAGCTTTGCCCTCCGAGGAGGATAACCTAGCGGTGAACCAAGTGAGTAAGAACACCTAACCTGTAACCCCCACTCTGGGAGTTGCTACTAAGTAAACTAACTCAAAAAAGAAATAATATAATGGCTAATACAAGTCCGTCCCGCTTGGGACAAGTAAATGCTTCGGGAGATGCTAACGCACTCTTCCTGAAAGTGTTCTCAGGAGAAATCCTGACTACTTTCGAGGAGCAAAACATCATGAAAGACCTGCACATGGTTCGCACCATCTCGTCTGGTAAAACAGCTCAGTTCCCTGTCACAGGTGTTGCTGAAGCTAAATACCACACAGTCGGTGAAGACATCGTGGACAGCTCTAACAGCTACCTATCCAACATCAAGCACGCTGAGCGCACCATCAACATTGATGACGTTCTGATTGCTTCGACATTCATCGCCAATATCGATGAGCTCAAGAACCACTACGACGTCCGTAGCATCTATGCTAAGGAACTCGGTAAGGCTCTTGCTAAGCGCTTCGACATCGCAACAATGAAGACTCTCTTCGCTGCTGCTGGTGGTGCATCCGAAATCGGTGGCAACGGCGGTACAAGCATCTCTGGTGCTACTACCACAACTGCTGCTGGTCTTGTTGACTCGCTATACGCTGTGGCTCGCTCGCTTGACGAGAAAGACGCTCCTGAAGAAGGTCGTTTTGCTGTTCTCTCTCCAAGCCAATACTACACTCTCCTCACTGCTGACAATGTTGCGATCAATCGTGACACAGGTGGTGTTGGTGATGTTTCAACAGGTAAGATTGCTCAAGTTGCTGGTATCAGCCTCTTCAAGAGCAACCATCTCGACAGCATCATTGCTGGTGGTGATGACTCTGCTGTAGCTACTGGTGATGGCTCATCTAACAATGATGTGTTCGGTGCTGGTGGTTCTGGCTACAACGGTGACTTCTCCGCTCTTAGCGGTACAGCATCTGCCAAGGGATTCCTTGCGGGTACTAAGGAAGCTATCGGTACGGTTAAGTTGCTCGACCTCGCTACAGAGTCCGAGTACCAAATCCAACGCCAAGGTACACTGTTCGTTGCTAAATATGCAATGGGACACGGTGCTCTTCGCCCAGAATGTGCTGTGAAGGTTCTTCCTGCATAGTAACTAATTCTTAATCTGAGACCCCTTGGGCAATCCCCTTGGGGTCTCTTTTTAACCCCTAACTTAAAAAAATATTATGGCAGATTTTACAACTGGCTCTGACACAGTCAACAACCCAGAAAACTGGTTTACTGGCTCAAACAATGTTCCAAGCTATTCATATACCGCAGGAACAGATGTTCTTACGTTTGACCTTTCTCCTCTTTTATCATCTATAGGCGTAGGTGATAATGATTTACTTGCAACAACTGGAGACGTTCGTTCTGTTTACCTAACGGTAGCAGAGGCACTGTTTGCCGCTTATGATGCAACGGATGATGCAAGCGCAACAACTTCAAATCGACTTAAAATGACACGAAGTCGTGCAGTAGATAGCACCAACAACATTCGTTACTCAACTTACACGATCCACATTCAAGAAGACGGAACAGGAACCGCTGAGTCATTTTCCTCCACAGGCGTTCGCGCTGAGTAACCTTAAAAAGATAAATAATGCCTACAACTACAATCTCTACGACTCTACTTGAGTCTGTAAATATCGTCCTTGCTAACCTTGGCGAGTCACCAGTAAACACTCTTTCTGGTGGCGCGCTCCCACAGCAAGTGTCGCTGGCGTTAAACACCATTGAAGAAGTAAGCACTGACATCCAGTCTAAAGGCTGGTGGTTCAATCAACAAACAGCAAGCGCCTACAGCACTACTGCCAATGTTGTTATCTATCCGAGCAACACTGCTAATGATTGGGGTTCCTCCATCCCAGAGGAAGCACGCCGTTACATTACAATCCGTGCTTCTCGTATTGCACAGACCCGTCTAATTGGTTCTGAAGAGTTACAGAAGTTCAGCTATAATGAGGAGCTAGTTAGTCTAGCTATCCTACAACAAGCCCATGTCCGCAACTCTGGCGGTGTCCTAGACTTCAATGATTTCCCAGCGGAACTCAGAGGTCTTGGGATGGACGAGGTTATGTTCCTCCAAGGGAACGTAGAGGAGAAGATAGGAACCCTACGTCTCGGTGGTGAACTTGCTAACATAGCGAAGACTAAAGCTGAAACATCCCTCATAGCCGACCAAGAGGCATTAATTACTCAGCAAGCGCTCACAGAGGCTCAGAATACTAATCTGGTAACTCAAAACGCTATCAAGGTAGCTGCTGAGGCTGGAGTGGTTACGTCCCAGCAAGCCCTAATTGCTCAACAGGTTCTAGATGTAGTTGCAGACACAGCCCTAAAGACCAAGCAAGGGACGAAGATTGATGAGGAAGTAGACCTACTCCAAACTCAAGACCTCCTTACAGACGCTCAGAAAGCCACAGAGTTACAGAACGCTATTAAGGTTGCCGCTGAAGCTGGTTTAGTTACATCCCAGCAAGCACTGGTAGCACAGCAGGTAATTGATACCGTTGCTGACACAGCTATTAAAGGCTCGCAGAAGCTCAAGATAGACGAAGAAAAACTTCTTGTAACGGAACAGAAAACTTTAGTTACCGCTCAGGCTTTAACTGAAGCTCAGAATGCTATTAAGGTTGCAGCAGATGCGGGACTCGTCACAACGCAACAAGCCTTAATTTCACAACAAGTATTAGACGTAGCCGCAGATACCACGTTGAAAGGCAAACAGGGCTCTCTCGTTGACGCTCAATCAACAGACGTAGCCGCTGACACGGCGCTTAAAAGTAAACAGGGTTCATTAGTTGATGCTCAGACAACAACGGAAGGTTCTCAACAAGCTGTATTAGGAGCGCAAGCTACTAACATTGGAGCTGATTCAGCGCTTAAAGGAGCACAAACTACAACGGAAGGTTCTCAACAAAGTTCGCTGGCTGCCCAAGCTACAAAGTTCACGGGTGAAGGAACTTTAGCAACAAACCA